ACTGGGAGTAGCCGGAAGAGCCACGTCCGTATCAGCGCTAGCGCCGAAGTGGACGGACAGGTCCGAGTACATACCAGCGCCGATAGAAGAGATGTGTGCCATTTGTTAATCCTTAAGAAAGTAGTTGAACGGTACTGAATAGACAGCCTTAAACAACGTCGAGTTGTCCTTGTCGTATCCACTAAGCACCAAATTACTAGAACCAACCTGTGTATGTCCACTTCCTGTTTCCAAAGACTTTCCAACGAGATGTCTGTCAAGCTTGTCAGCTATATCAACAACACGTTTTGGGCCTTGTCCAGCTTGGACGAATATGTCTATATTCAGGATTCCAGAAGTGGATTTCAGATTGCAACCACTACCTCCCGAGATGATCGAAACTCTTATGTACTCATTGTCTGGTGCACTTCCAACGAAGTTCGAAGGAAACGTCAAGACACCCTCGTTGGTCCATCGTGGCCGTTTGAATACAGAGAACACGTCCTGTTCCACATTAGCGTATTTACCCATCATGTGGCCCTCGTGACTGTTACTGTCGTTGTGTATCCATTATCCTCCACCGGATGCGATATTCGCCATGTGTTGCCATTAAAGGTAGCTGTGTCGTAGACCGATAGGTCAGACAAGTCCTCAGAGATCATCAGCAGCTCAGCTACCAGAGTGTTATTCTCTGGACTCTCGCCTTGCTGTCTCTTATCTCTACGCTTGGCATTCAACACAGCCTTAACAACGGTCGTGACAGGTGTGGTGGTAGCCACAGTGCCAGTCGCGAAGTTAAAGCTGGATGAATCCTTTTGCGTCAACGTAACGTCAATAGCTAGATCGCCAACGGCTTTGAAAGCCTTCCTTACACCTTGTTGCACCATCGAACGGTAGGCCATTAGTTAGCCCTCCATACAACGTTGCGTCCTCCTGTCCGCAGCATAGGATTGATAATCCGACGCACACTTGCAGGAATCAAGCTTACAGGAATGATGTTCTTCAGTTTGATTGTACCCACCTCTATGTCAATGACACCGCCAGTACTATCCATCAGACCATCGTTGTTCAGAACGTGGTAAGCAAGTTCGTACACAGCATTCAACACTCGGGTGGGCGTATCAACATCATCAAACGACTTTGTCATGCCCAAACGTGGATCCCAATAAGAGCCAACCCTCGGAAAAGCGAGTGGTTGATCCTCATCTACGACGGTTCCAATCCAGTTTAACTCATCTAATATGCTGGTAGCAGTGACCAGAGATTGAGCTTTTAGAGTGTCGCTAGCTTCAGTCCATGCAGCAACATCCGGCTTGTTAGCAAAGTACAACTCAGCCTCTGCCACCTCAACATACGAGTTCGTTCCTTTGATTAGCGCCATAGATGACAAGTCCTATTAGGCGTGGAATACCGGCAGGATGCCCAGGCTGAGAGCCGAGGTGTACTTACGCTGCCAAACGCTCTGAACATAGGCAGGGGTGCCAGTGACCAGACCATCAGTAGCGAAATCAGTACCAGCAACACCAGCTGCAGCGTACAGGGGCAGTTGAACGGCGTTCTCGATAACAGCCTTGTAAGCTGCATCATTAGCGAACACATTCTCGCTACCAGACCAGCGATAGCCGACCGGATGCGCGATATAACCCCAACGATGCCAAATCGAGGTAGAGCCACCACCCTTGTAGGCTTTAGCGTCACGCTGGATTTCAACGGAATCAGGCACGTTCAGTGCATTGAAGTTGATAGAGCCGGGAAGAACGATAAAGCTAGTCTTGGTGCCAACCACATCGACGCCAGGACCAGTGTTCATCTTCGTGAACTCACCGGACGCCATGCTCTGAGTAGCACGAGTCAAGATAAGACGGAACTTACCCTGGAAGATCGTGTTGAACTCGATACCAGCTTCGCTGACCTTATCCTGGTCAACCAGATTGGCCGAACGCAGGGAAGCCATAACAGCCGGGCTAACGACCAGATAGGCGTACGACGGCTCATAATCCTTCCAAGCCATACCCATAGCGGTCAGGAAGCCTTCAGCGCGAGCAGCACCTTGAGCGGTACTCGAAGCGGCGATAACAGGCAGGACATTACCCAGGTCGACGTAGAAGCCATACTTCTTGTCGGTCGGATCGTTGTCGAAAGTCTGTCCACCAAGGCCGTTAGCGCCTTGTGCCTTACCAGCACCATTCAGAAGTTCCGAAATGGCAATACCCTTGCAGATCGCCAGAATAGCATTGTGCTCGTCTTGAGCGCGCGTCTCAGCGAAGTCACGACCAAACTTGGCCAGACCATCTTTCTGAGTAACGACTTGCTTCATGTTGACCTTCTCAGCACCAGCAGTACGGACAGACTTGATGTATGTCAGGTACTCGGTATCGGAAGTAGTAGCTGTACCGGCGGTAGAGTCAGTCAACGAGGCCAGGTTAATGGTCGGGGTGAGAGGCTTTTCCCAGCGCAGTTGACCGATGAAGGTCTCAGTTTCGGTGTCGATTTGCGAATTCGCAACGGTGATGCCGGTGTTGACCAGCTTCTTTGCGTTCGTATACGCTTCGTCGTAGTACGCACCAATAGCCGATTGCAGAACGGTATCGGTTGCACCAGTTACACTCTTAGTTGCACTCATAAATATTTCCTTGTTGTTTGATTATTACAGCTTACCCTCAGCCGCCATACGAATCACCTCTTCTTGAGGACGATCGAATAACGATTTGGATCCGCCAGAGTCGCCACTGCCGCCCTTGCCTTGGCCAGAACCACTGCCACCGCCAGAGCTAGCTTTTGTCTTGAACAAGAAAGATTGATTGTCATCAGCAACATATGCCGCAATGAAGTCTTTAATCGAGACTCCGCTTTTGTGTACCCACTCGCCCTTATCGTTGCGAGTAAGACCTTCAGCGATCTCTTTGAAAGCCATCTCTGCTGCGCGATCGTTCTTGAAATCCAGTCCCTGTAGTGCTGCGCGCACATTCGCATCCCGAGTAAGCTCAGTATTGCGACGTTCCAGTTCTTTGTTTCGTGTATCCAGTTCTTGGCGCTGAATTTCAGCATCCTTCAGACGAGCTTCGTAGACCTCACGGTGTTTACCTTCGGCCTCAAGTCGCTTGATTTCAGCTTCACGTTCAGCAGCTTCTTTCTCCTTGAGCTTCTTTTCAGCAGCATCGCGGATTTCATAAGCCTTGTCGAGGTTGTCTTTCAACTGTTTGACTTGTTTGTCAACACCCTCTTGAACCAGACGAGCAATCTTCTGTTCTTCTGTCTCACCCTTCAACTTTTCCAGGCGGTCGAGTTCTGCTTGTTCAATAGCAATCTCTTCAGCTGTTTTCGGGGTGCCATCTTCTTTATTCGGATTTATTGCCATGATTTAAAACTCCTGGGCACAGCCCATTTAAAATGTTAATGAGTACAACTCATTATCCAATTCACTTGCACTCTAACTGTGCAAACTCTTTATGCAGCTCTGTTGCCTTCTTCTTGTAGGCTAGAGACGCCTCTTCGGGTGTATCAAAATAGCCAATGTGGTAGTGTTTATTATTGAATCTAATCTTAGCACGCCATCTGCCGTTGAAGTTGTCCACACCTCTGAAACCGCTAGCATTACCTTCCATCCTATTGCAGGAACTCTGAATCGGTGTCGCGACTCGTAGATTTTCTATTCTATTATTCGCAACATCTCTATCACGATGGTCGATTAAGTCCTCTATAGCACCATTGTGATATATCCAAATAAGACGATGAAGATAGTAGTACTTACCACCTATGACAGTCTTCCAACGACCATCGCCGTTTGGACCACCTACACGATTTCCAGTCGTCTTGTTGAACAGGAAACCATCTTCATATAAGTAATGCTGTTGTAAATATTGTTGAGTAATCATGTATACTCCAGGTTAACAATGTCATCCCAATTCCGTACCAATAATGATTACCTTTAAAGTCGTGCGTTATCTTTACCAAGACATCGCTCTTCTTCAGGATATCACTCTCTTGTAACTTCTTACCACCGACAACAGACCTTCCCGCAACGGGGATCAATCCAATGTCAATAGCTTCGTTCAGATACTTGTCATAGAGTTCCTTAGACAAGCCTCTATCACGCATTTCGTTTAGTGTGTCTAGGATAACGCTCTTATCCAGAACGTTCGCGTAGATTTCCCTAAGTGCATCCCTTGACTTCAATAGATCAGCAGCATTGGCCATGAACGCGTCATGTACCGTCGCAGTAGGTATGTTATTCTTGCGTCCCCATAAGTGATACTGCTTCACAAGTGTGGCATCATTGGCATGGTTTCCGTTAACGGCAAAGGCTGTTCTAGCTTTGTTAACATCAGCGATGTCCCGCATGGTGTCGGTCTTGTTTCGAAACTCCTCCCACCACGTCGGGTCAGTCTTCTGTTTGATCATGAGGATGTTGGTTACCCAATCACCATTAGCATCACGATACACCAATCGCTCTTCGAACGCCTGTGTGAAATTTTGTTCAATAACCTTGCCATCAAAATTAACCCAAGGAATGTTAGTCCATTGTTTCGGCATCTTGTTTGGATACAATACATCGAAGCCTCCGTAGAGCGTCTCTTCGATCGCACCTAATTTGAACTTTACTTTGCCAAGTGTAGTGCCAGTACGTCGGTCCAATGGAGCTTTAACACCATAAATGACTTCAGATAGTAAGTCTCCTGGTTTGTAC